AAAAAACTTGGTCAGGCTACCGACCATTTCATGCAGTTCTTTCCCCTGCTGGACGCCAGCTTTTATGGCGTTGAAGGCTGAATTTGCCGCGCCCAGAATAGCTACTGTTTCTGCGATCATGGCCCATAAAGCCCCACATTTGGCTATAAAATAAGCAAAAGGGTAATGGATTTTGGGCTTTTTTTCTAGTTCAAATTGGCATCCAGTGGTTTAGCATGTTCGCAAAAGGTAGTGACGACGAGCAGGGTAAAATATCAAAAGCCACAGTAATCCGAGGTATTTCATGGTTTTTGTTTGGTGTTGATCTATGCAAATCCCCATCGCTTTTTCCTATCACTATTTTTCCTTCAACACTGGGTATGTATAACTCATCTTCAAGGGACGGTATTTTATAAAAAGTGCCAGAAGGTTCTGGAATAGAAACGCAATAAAAACCATGCCATGCCCTAAACTGGGAATGCCAATGGGCGTGCCAGTTAGCATTAGGATAAATACTGTTATAGATATTTAGCCAACATTGAATGTAATGAGGTTCTTTTTCAATGGGCAAGTGATCAAAGCATTCTTTTATCCTGTGATATAACTCATGAAAAGAAGTCCGAACTAGAAGTAATAAGTTATATTCTTTATATAGTTTTGTTGTTTCTGGAAAATGCCGATGATAGCCCCCTGCAATCGCTTCTCTCAATTCTCCATTAAATTCTTTTTTAATTAAAGGCGCTATGCTTAAACAATTTTCTTTTATGTTTTCTATTGGGTTAAATTGCTTGGTAAATAAATAATCATCCGCAAAAGACTCGTCAAAATATTTGTTCACGACTTTCTATGCCTCTTGTAATCTCTAGTTATAAAACTGACATGAGGTGAATATTTCGCATTTATAAACTCTTGATCTGACTGATCAAGTATTTTTGCCTCTACTTCAACTTTTCTGTCTGAAAGCGGTATAAAGTGATAAATTGGGGTTCCAACTTTTATTAGAAATTCTTTTTCTCCTGTTTCTGGAAATTTTATAAACATATTTATGTGAGACGCAAATTGATGGTAAAAATTTAATACACCCGGCAATATTTCTAACCCATCTAGGGCTTTTAGTTCCCAAGCAGGTTTTATGGCTAAAAAATCAATATCTTCTTCCGTGTTTATCGTCCACGGACTATTAATTTTTAAATGTAGATATTCGTCCTTTTTAAACATAGTTTTAAATTCTTCGTACCCGTGTTGTGACATAGAACTTTTTTCATCCGCAAACTGATATCTCCAATTCTTCTCGGAATCCAAAAACAGATATAAATCTGACCATAATGGGATCATGAAACCTTTGCTATATAGGTCTACCCTGCCCGGACAGGTTCTTACCGTCGATGATGTAGCCCCGTAAAATTTGTTTTGAAACCTTGCGCACAAATTCCTACTTATTTGAAACGCAGAAATGCCTGTAGGTAATTTTTTCACCCAATCAGGGACTGGCGGAACAGTAGGGTGATAGGAATGAGTAAGACTTTTCTCGGGTGTCGTATAGCACTTTACTTTTATCGGTGCTTTTTTGTTTTTAAAAAACTTAAACATTACTTTCTCCTTTATTATTGTAGATAACGACTGTATCTGTGCCAGCGTAAAAAGTAAGAAATCCAATACAGGCGATATTCCAATCCGGCCCGGTTTGTTCCGACCATGACGGGACATTTATTGAAACGTGTCTAGCTAAATACTCTTTCTGATTGTTTTCAAATACACGCCAAACATGATCTATGGTGCCCCTGTTTGGTTCCCCCCTGCTTTTGTTAAATCGGATATGGTATTTATTCATTATTTATTTTTCATTTGGAGCAATAGGCCAAGTGACTTTACTGGGATATCCCGGCTGTTTTTTTATGTCACGCAATTCTTTGCGATATTTAATCCATTCTTGTTTTTCTGCAATAGTCATAGGCACGTCGGATAACATGGCCCAATCACTTTTAAGGAGATAATCTTTTATCCGTCTATCTAGGTGATCTTTTTCAGTAGGAGGGGGAGGTGGGTCAGGAACTTCAATGTCAGTTTCAATCCATGCCAAATTAGGAAGGTTTACCCAAGACAAATCAGATAACCTATCTTTAACACCATGCATACCAAAAATCGGCCCCCATTGATCCGGCAATAACACCGGATCGTTTATTGGGGTATTGGTAGTTTTATCAATTAATTGCCAGAGTCTTCTGGGCATTGCTTGTCTGAGAAAAGCGAAAACATGTTCCTAAGTGCTGGTAAATCTCTTTCGGTTATTATCGTGTAATAATAAGTGCCATCATCTGATCTAATCCCAACTTCATAGCAACCATTAAATTGAGTGCCAACAACTAAACTTCTCCCCCTAGTCAAATTTGACTTCATAGAGTTAAGCCCAAACTTTTTTTCTAATTCTAAAAATTCCGGGGGTATTTCTTGCTTTGATTTATCTTTTTCTTTCATATCAGAACGGGCACCATGAAATAGTTACACTACCACCCGGAGGAACCGTTACGGGATAACTACCCGCGCCTCCTATAGGCTGACAATAATAAGCACCGGGAGTTGCCGCAGTGCCCGGATTTCCGGGATTCCCGATAGTGCCTTGACCTCCTTTTCCTCCCGCGCCTCCAGTTGCGGAATAAGGGCAGTAACCATATAGGTTACTAATGTTGGGGGTACCGCCTGCGCCACCCGGGCCTCCATCACCCGGACAACAGTAGGTATTTGATGTTGGATTTCCACCGGCACCAGCACCGCCACCACTAGGCCCGATATAAGCCCCCGGGGCGCCACAGTAATAAGGAGCGAAGGCGCCTGTGCCAGCGTTGCCACCGCTACCTCCGTTGCCTGCTGAACCCCCTGAACCTCCTGTACCGCCCGTCCCTCCGGGGAAACTTATAGGCGTGGGCAAACAGGTAATAGTAGATGCGCCACCCGTTGCACCTGTTGGGCCTGTATTTCCCACACTACCCGCACTACCGGCATTTCCGGGGAATCCGGTAGACCCGTCCCCGGGACCGTACGTGTTTCCAACCGGGCGACCAGCACCGCCGGAGCCACCGCTACCTCCAGTTAATCCTAGCCCCACACTGCCCGGACTACCGGCGTTAGCGTTTACAGTAGTGTTCCAACGTTGTGTAAAAGAACCCCCCCAACAATAGTATTGAGTTTGTACAGCCACACCAGCGCCGCCACCGCCACCGCCGCCACCGCCACCGCCAGCAACACCGGGACAGCCTGCCGCTCCGGGGGCACCAACGCCTGTGACGTTAATTTTTTGAAGGCCGGAAGGAGCGACAAAAGTGCCCGGTGAAGTGAAGACTTCACAGCCCCCCGGTGTTTCACCACCCATAAGGCCAATTTTTGAGGTACCAATAGCCATGAGTTTATCCCCCTAATATGGAGCTAATATTGCTGTATATCATATAAAAAGCCAGCCGGTTAGTACATACTTTGCTTTATCCCCATACACAGGGTTTCCCCGATGGGGATGAGTATAAGTTGCAGGCCAAAAAACAACCGTGTTTTCTTTTGGAGTTACTCTTAATTCTTGCCGGACAAATTCAGTTTCTCCAGCATTTTCAGGTTCCAAAGAGTTTAAATATATCAAAAAAACAACATAGCGGCCTAGTTCTAAACGATTCCCTCTTTCAGAATGCCAGACATGATACCCCCCGCCCGGAATCGTCTTTTGAAGTTTAATCACAGGCATAGTAAAGTTAAATCTTTTTATATCCTCATAAACGGCTTTATCCGCATAAAGAAAGAAGGCGTCCCATATATTTTGGACATACGAAGAAAAATGTTTTTTATTTTCCCCTTCATAAAAAGGCCCAAGCACAACGTCTAATTCACTTGTATGTATACTTAGACTGTAGTCGTCTTTATGTAATCTACTAATGCCTTCTGTTTCTTGTCTACTTCTCATAGTTTTATTTGTATGGTATTCATCCATTTTTTTGACTATTTGAGGACAAAGACCTGATGGAAACACGTTTTCTATAATTCCTATGTCTTTTTCAGCATATGTTATTTTCATGCAAATGGCCTATTCCCAGTAACCCAACAAACTAAAGATTGTCTTTCCCCAGAGGTTACCGGGGACACCCTATGTAATAGGAAAGAAGGGAATAAGACCATAAGCCCTTTTTCTTTTGGTATATTTTCTTCTCTAGACGCACGCATAAAAGAAAATTCTCCGCCTTCGTATTCATTTGGATTATTTAATTGCATGGCAATGCTGAGTTTTCTAATTGGGCCAAGTCCACAATCAATGTGCCAATCATACCTCCCAGATTCTTCTGCTTTGTAATTTCCTAATTGTAGGGAAGATATATGCGATAATTCAAAATTAAAAAACTCTTGGTTTATTTTTTCTATATTCTTTTCAAGTCTACTATACAACCAAGCATGGTCTTTTTCCGGCATTATCCAATTTATTCTAGTTACCCTTATATTCTTATCTAGTTTACCCTCACCTAAACTTCCATAGTCGCTGGCTGATTTAGCGATACCTGCTAGATAATCTAATTCTTCTTCGTTAAATACATTTCTAACTAAATAAAAACGTGTTGGGTCAGCTTGCTCCTTTACATTTAAAGGATAAAAAAGTCTTCTTTCTGTAGAAAACATAAACTATTTTTCAATAACAGTTATAGTAAAGTGCAAAAACTGCACTTCAGAATCCACCTCACCGCTTATGAATTGATGTGGAAGCCATGAATTAAAAAATAATAAAGTACCGGGTTCTAGGTTGTTAAAGTGAATGTGCTGAGTCGATGGTTTTACGTCAGAATGCAAGGGCGCGGGTAAATCTGCCATTAATTTTCCCGGCCTTGGATCACTAAAAACTGGATATGGGCAATTCCCTTTGACCTTTAAAATATAAAAACCACTAAAAACAGTATTGCTATGCACATGTAAATAATGATGTGCGGGTGGCGCTATTTTTTGTCCCCAAATTGAATTTGTTTTAAATTCGTACCTAGTTATGTCATAGCCGTCGTTTTCTGATACACTGGCGGCTAGTGCTTCTAGGTTTTTCTTAAAGTTAAAAAAGACTGGATTATGGGCTAAATTTTCGGTCTGCGCATAACGTGATCCCTCTACTGAGGAATTCCAGTCTTTTTCTTCAATTTGTAATTTTTTCAGTTCATCTAAGACTTCCGCTAGATATATGGCAGAAGAAAAATATTGAAATGACTGCATAAATTAGCTGTTAATCCATGCGTTCAACGTAGCCGCCAGTGTGGTGACATCCGCCGCTGTTATATCGGGGCTGTTTGCGTCTGCAAGCCTTCTATTTTCAAAAATAATACTCTGAGCCATACGCAAGCAATCTGCTTTACAACGCATCATTTCATTAGCGGCGGTAGCCGCTATCTGAGCATTTTGTATAGCAGTGCTTGCCGCTGTCTGCGCGTCCAATAATTCCTGTTGTTCTGCTGTAAGTGCCATTTTCGTGATCTCCTAAAATATCAATTATGACAAGTTTTTCATTGGGATTGATGCATACCACGTCGTGCCACCGTCTACTGTTGTAAAGAACCAAATGTCGGTTGCATTAGCATCAGTAGTCCTAGCCACGGCACCTTGCGGGTATAACACGGTGCCTCCTGCAAATGCTACAGTTCTGCTTGGGGTAGCGTCATTTGTCAGAATAAGAGTAAACGACGTTGCCCTACTGCTATTCTGATTACTACTGCTAAGTGTAAAGGTGCAATTATCTGTCAATGTTGCAGTAAATACAGACCCACTGCTAGTAGTAATAGTTTGTGCTGTTCCTGTATTGCCTAAAGCTACTACTTTGTCTGAGAAAATACCAGTCAAAAAGCTGGCTGTAACGTCAACTTCTCCAGACCCTTTAGGTGTTAGGTTAATATCTACATTTGTATCGCCGCCAGTTGCGGATATAGTGGGGCCACTGCCAGTTGCAGCGTTAGCTATTGTAAGTTCGTTGACCGCAGATGCTGTGGCAGTAAGTTTAAACAACTCATTGCTATTAGTATCTTTAATGTCAGTACCGATAATTGGGCTTGTAAGTGTCTTATTGGTAAGTGTCTGTGTGCCTGTCGCTAAAACAATTCCAGTATCAACAACTGTGGCACCGGCACCCGCACCGTCCAGATAAACTGCTCTAGTCTCACCTGTCGGGACGGTAACATTGCCGCCGCTGCCCTGACTAATGGCAATACTTTGAGAACCTGTTGTAGCATTCTCAATAATCATTACCCTTGAAATCGTGTTGGGGGCTATTGTCAGCGTTCTAGTTGCTGTCAAAGTGGCGCTTGAGGTCACTTTAAAATACAGGGCACGCGCCGGGTCTGTAGTGCCGTCCGCCACAGTAGTGGTGGCATCTGCATCAGATGCAAAGCCATCTTGGGTGCCATAACCAAGGGAGTCGGCTATAAGGGAAAGGTTGGTGTTCGTGCTTGTACCCCAAGTACCGTCCTCGTCACCCGTAGCTATTTCTTTGAGTCGTAGGTTGTTTGTGTAAGTAGCCATTGGCCTTTACCTCATTTCAATGTAGTGCCGCTTGCCGGGGGTACGGAAGTAGCGTAAATTCGCATATTCGTGCGTAAGTTTAATGCTTCACCGCAGTCAGAACAAGTATCCGCTGCAAGTTCAGATTCATCCAGATCGAACCCACAATTAGCGCATACCACCTCAACTTCGTGCCTAGGGTCTATTACCGCCCCTATTCGTGTTGCTTCGTTTAACGTTTTCATGCTGCTATATCCACCCAATTTGCATTTTGACTTGGTACAATTTCGCCCCATACTAGTACATCACCAACGGCTCCGGTTGCCCGCACCCCAATGGGGTAAACCCGTGCCTTGCCTGTGGCGCTTTCATTACCCAAGACTCCAGTTGCTGAGACTCCGGTTACATTTACCCTCAACTGAAGATAAGCTGTAGCAGTGCCTAGCGTTGTTGTCGCAGATAGGCCCGTTTCAGTGACATTGGCATCAGCAGTAATACTAACCGTTCCTACGGCTGAAGTGCCCTGTACGCCTGTGGCAAATTCGGTATGATCTGCTTGGACCCCTGCATCGCCTAGTGCGGTAGTCCCTGCAACCCCTGTCACTGCCACTATGGCGGCGGCATCTACTGTAACAGTTCCTAGATTTGCTGTAGCCGCCTGACCTAGAACACTTATGTTACCGTCACCATTTGCAACAACATTTCCGAGCGTTGTGGTGCCTTGTACGCCAGTAGCAAAGGTCGTGCCGCCTAGCGATAGGCTTGCGGTTCCAAGCCCAGTTACAAGGGCGTCTATCGTACTTGCTTCGCCCCAAACGCCTGTACCCCAGCCGCCTCGGCCCCAACCGTCAAAGTAGACTGTTACGTTCCAGACAGCATAATTAGCAATACCTGTTGCTGAAACCCCAGTTACATTGACGTTGGCATCGGCTGTTGGGGTTGAACTGCCTAGTGCTGTAGTGCCCTGTACCCCAGTAACATTGAAATTATTAACGGTCTGGGTTGTTACCGTACCTACCTGCCCGGTAGCCACGGGAGTTGCTGGGCTATCACTCCACCCATCAGACCCCCATGTGCCGTAACCCCATCCGGTTACGGGAACGATAACCCCAGCCATTTATTAGGCAATCCTGATAATCGCGTTAGACGCATCAGCCGTCGGGAACACAATAGTGAAGTCACCGGCAGTAGATGTCTTATCAGAGCCAAAGTCCAATACCGCAACTGACTTGTCAGACTGAGTGCTGTTATATATCAACGCACCACGAGCCGTGATTGTGGCTGTAGACCATGTGGTATCTGCGAAGTCAGTGTAGGCAGTGGTGCCAGAACTTGTAGGAGCAACCGCTGTTAGGGTATTTCCACCCGCGCTGTAGCCGGTTCCAGATGCTTCATTTGAAGTGCTATACGCTGTAGTGGTAGCGTCCAGCGTAGCTGAACTGGTGAACAACGCTATTTTCATTGTGTCAGCAGTGGTGCCTCCACGGGCTACAGTAGTCCCAAAGGCGTGAATACCGTTAAGC